CGGCCGCGCTCTACGGTCAGGCGAGCGCATCATTATCGAAGACATCGAGGAAGATGCGCAATTCGCTCCCCTCCGGCCGATAATGCGCGCGAGTTGCGTTCGCGCGGTGCAATCCACGCCCTTGATGGGTAGCGACGGCCGACTTCTGGGCGTATTGTCGACGCACTTCCGCAGCAAGCATCGTCCGAGCAACCGGGATCTGCGTCTGCTCGATCTCTATGCCCAGCAGGCCGCAAACTTCATTGAGCGCACGCGAACCGACGAACAGCTGCGAGAGAGCGAGGTGCGCTTTCGTGATAGCGAAGCGCGAATGAGAGCCATCGTCGACACCGCGGTCGACGCCATTCTCGTTATCAACGACGACGGCCTCATCGGCTCGGCAAATCCCGCGGCGGAAGCGTTATTCGGATACACCGCCCGGGAAATGGTAGGCCAGAACGTCAAAATGCTGATGCCCGAGCCCTACGCCGGTGAGCACGACAACTACATTCGTCACTACCGGCAGACCGGGCAACGCAAGATCATAGGCATCGGCCGCGAGGTGACCGGCCGCCGGAAGGATGGATCCACCTTCCCCATGCACCTCTCAGTCAGCGAGTGCGAAATTGCTGGCAAGTGCCACTTTGCCGGAATCATTCGCGACCTCACGGCTCGGGAAAAGGCTGAAGCCGACCGGCTGCGCCAGCAAACCCTGTTCGAAGCGACCGTTAATGACGCGCCGCAGGCCATCATTGTTGCCGACCCAAGCCGTAACATCTTTCTCGTCAACCCCGCTGTATCACGCATCTTCGCCTACGCCCCGCCGGAACTGATCGGACAGAGCCTGCGCGTGCTTTACGCCGGCGACGAAGATTACGAGCGCATCGGCCGTCTTGCCGAGCAAGCAGATGCCACCGAGGGCCATGCAGAACCAATCCGCGCCAGCTTCCGGCGCAAGAACGGCGAACTATTTCCCGGCGAACTCATAGCGACCATCATTCGCGACCAGCAGCGCAATATCCTGGGTGTCATGAGGTTCGTACGCGACATCTCCGGACAGCTGAAGCAAGAACAAGTCCTGAGGCAGAATCAGCGCATGGATGCCCTTGGGCAGTTGACCGGCGGCATCGCACATGACTTCAACAACCTGTTGACCGTTATCATGGGCTCCCTTGAGCTAGTGGAGGGCAGCACCGACCCACAGCAGACCCAGCACCTCGTTCGTGAGGCGAACGACGCCGCCAAAATGGGGGCGCGGTTGACTAACCGGCTGCTCAGCTTCTCGCGTCAGCGCAAGCTCGAGCCTGCCGTGGTCAATCTCAATGAACTCACGTCAAACGTGATGGATATGCTCCGCCGCTCAATCGGCGAGACGATCGCCATAAGCACTTCGTTAGCGAGCAATTTGAGAGCAATCCGGGTTGATCCGAGCGAAATCGAGAACACAATTCTCAACCTGGCAGTCAACTCGCGCGATGCCATGCCACATGGCGGCAAGCTCATCATCGAGACACAAAACCTCGACCTCGGCTCGAACGATGACTGCGGCGCGTATGGTCTTGCGCCCGGCACCTATGTTCGAATGTCGGTCTCCGACACCGGCACTGGCATGCCTCCCGAGGTCGTCGCGCGCGCGTTCGAGCCTTTTTTCACCACCAAGCCACTCGGCCGCGGTAACGGCCTTGGACTGGCCAGCATCTACGGGTTTGTGAAGCAATCAGGAGGCAACGCCACGATCTATAGCGAGCCTGGTCGTGGCACGACCGTACACCTCTACTTGCCGAGCATTGGCACGATTGAAGCCGTGAGCCGGAGCGGCGCCCAAGCTCGCTCGCCAACGGGCACCGGGGAAACTATCCTCGTGGTAGAGGACAATCCACAACTTCGCAAACTTACTCTCCGCCGCATCGAACTTCTTGGTTATCGCGTACTCGAGGCCGACGACGGGCCTTCTGCGCTAGCAATTCTCGACGGCGAGCAGGTCGTCCAGCTTATCTTCAGCGATGTCGTCATGCCCGGTGGCATGACAGGATATGAGTTGGCACAGCGCGCCAAGGAGCGTCATCCCTCTATCAAGGTCCTCCTCACCTCCGGTTACGACGCCGAGCAAGCAGCTGCTCAGGCGTCAACACGCTCCGAGCTAAGAGTTCTACGGAAGCCATATAAGCAAGCTGATCTGGCGAATGCTTTATGTGCAGTATTGCTGAGCTGACGACATTAGTCGCGAGTATTTCGCATCATACGGTGCTTCACTCGCACGATTTCCCATCCTTCGCGCTCCAAAGCGTGACGCACGGCTCGATCGAACAGCTCACGGTATGACGAGGACACCCGCAGCCGGAAAGCGTCGTATCTTGTCGGAAGAACCTTCCGACCCACCTCTTCGCGAGATGCGCCGACAAAATCGGCAACGATTTGCTTGTTACTGTTTCGGATTGCCCAGATGGTCACGGCACACCACTGCTTTATATGCGTCAAGTGTCGTTCATCAAAGCACCGGGACGTCCGATGGATTTGTCGCCCTAGTAACAAAGTGTACGAAATTGTCGCACCACATGCCTAATCGAAAGCCCACCACTCTTCCTGAAGCCATCGACAATGGGATGCGCGAACCGGCGTTCTTTACACTGAGGGGTGGTGATCCCCCTCAATGCTTCGCCCAGGGGCGCATTACCAACTAAAAAAATGGTCCCGAAGCGGGGCGCTTCGGGACCGAATCAGGTCGGTGTCAACGGGGGGTAAGCGCCGATCCTTGCTGCAGATTGAGGGAGGGAAGCTTCTGCAGCACATCCAACACCATCGGCAGTAGGCGCGCAACCACATTGATTTCGATCAAATCAACAAACCGCTACCATTGGTCTCGAATGGCATTTCTATCGACACAATGCGGATTGCCGCAGATGAGCCGCGCTGCGCTGCACGAGTCTCCTGACACAAGGAAGAAAAGTCTTGAGTTGCGGTAAACGTGGCAGCCCTTTGAAGGATAGCTGACATCGCCAGCGGTGGACGCGTTGTTGGCTGGGGGCGGCGCTGCACAGGTTGGACGTGCCAACTCAAACAGGTGCTCGAGCAGTTGCACGCGTAAAAGTTCGTTGCAGTCGCAAGACGTCTGACCCGTAGCGGGTGGTCTCTCCGGTAGCGCTGGATGGTGCTACCGGCTCCAGTTTTTCGGCACTGGAGCGGGTGGCGCACCGCTGGAGGTCGTTCGTAGAGAGTGCCGTGGATGCGGCGCAGAGGAGCCATGGCAAAGGCACGCAAACCAAAACGCAAAAAGTCTCGATCTGCAACTCAGGCTACCGACCTGCTACCAGCGGAACCCAAACCGGCCTTCGGTAGGCCGCCCAAGCTCGTCGCGGACCAGCGCACCATCGACGGAATTCGTCAGATGGTGATGGCAGGTTGCTCGCAAAAGTACGTTGCCGCTTTCCTGGGTGTGACCGCCAACACGTTTCGCGAGTTTCTGCGCCGAAATCCCGAGGTCAACGAGATCTGGGAAATCGGCAACGACGCGGGCCTCGCAGTGCTGCAGCTGCGCCAGATGCGCAGCGCCCTGCAAGGCAACGTCCAGATGCTCAAGTGGCTAGGCATCAACCGCCTGGGCCAGAGCAACCGAGTGGCAGTCACCGGGGCGACCGGCGGTACGTTCGAAGTGAAGACGCTGGCCGACTTCTATGGTGGCGCAGAAGCAGCGGCCACTGGAGTCTGATGAGCAGCCTTGCGAGCTCGTCGCTGGACGCTCTGCTACTATTCTCACGTCGGACGATTCGGACTTGGCAGGGCGGGAGCGTGCAGCTTTACAAGATCAGTTTTCCGCCCGAGATCACGCCGAAGGCATACATTGGCATTGCCTCCGGCAGCGCTGAGGTCGCTTCCGCGGGCACTGCTCGTCGCGCAAGGATTACCCCATCGTGCTAGCCCTTCGAAAACACGGCGGCGCAAAGCGATCCTCACGGTGCTAGGGTAGTTCGAGAAGTGGGACGACCTTTATGCAGCAGAACAGGCGGCGATCGTCGAACACGGAACGAAGGCGCCAGACGGCTATAACCTTACAGACGGCGGTCGTGACACTCACGGTCTTGCTGCAAGCGAAGAGCGCAAGAGAAAGATCGGCCGCGCTAACAGAGGCAGGCAAATGTCCACCGAGCAACGGCTGGCAATTGCCGCACACAATAGAACGCGAGACATGTCGAAACAGGTTGAGGCGATGGCCCTCGCCAACCGCGGCAAGCCGCTTTCTCTAGAACGGGCTGAGGCGCTAAGGGCAGTATGGTTGGGGCGGAAACACTCGCCGGAGGCGCGGGCCAAAATGTCTGCCGCCGCGAAGGTGCGCAAGGCATCTCCAGAGACGAGGGCGAAAATGTGTCTAGCGATGAAGGGGCGGCCAATGTCAGCGGATTCTCTAGCAAAGCGGCATGCCACGACGGAGCGAAACAGGGCATCGCTCGCCCAACGTTAAATCCAGCTCTAAGGTCCTTCTGGCTAACGCCAGCCCGTATCCGCGTGCTCTACGGTGGCCGCGCCTCCAGCAAGACCTGGGATGCAGGCGGCTTTGCCACCTACCTGGCCCACAAGGTGCGGATCCGCGTGCTGTGCGCGCGCCAGCACCAGAACAAGATCGAGGAGTCCGTCTACACGGTGCTGAAGGGCCAAATCCGGCTCTTCGGTTTGTGGGACCAGTTCGACGTCCTCAAGAACACCATCCGGCACAAGCGTACCGGTAGCGAGTTCCTGTTCTACGGGTTGTGGCGCAACATCGACGAAATCAAGTCCCTTGAGGACGTGGACATCTGCTGGCTCGAGGAGGCGCACAACCTCACTGAGGAACAGTGGACCATCCTTGAGCCTACGCTGCGCAAAGAGGGCTCGCAGTTCTGGGTGATCTTCAACGCGCGGCTCATCACGGACTTTGCCTACCAGCGGTTCATCACGGAACCACCACCCGACACCATCAAGCGCAAGATCAACTACACCGAGAACCCGTTTCTTTCGCAGACCATCCTGAAGGTCATCGAGACCAAGAAGGCCGAGGACGAGGACGAGTTCAACCACATCTACCTCGGCGAGCCGCTACAGGACGACGACCAGGCCATTATCAAGCGCTCCTGGCTGCTGGCGTCGATTGATGCTCACAAGTTGCTGGGCATTACCCCGAGCGGTCGCAAGCGCATCGGATTCGACGTGGCAGACAGCGGCGCTGACCTCAACGCTGCAGCTGAAACCCACGGCATCGTCTGCCTCAACCTCGATGAGTGGAAGGGCCGCGAGGACGAGCTGCTTAAATCGGCCGGTCGGGTTCACGCGAGAGCGCGACACCTGGGGGCCGAGATCGTCTATGACAGCATCGGCGTCGGTGCATTCGCCGGCGCCCACTTCCAAGCGCTCAACGCGGAGCACGGGGCATCGCTTAGCTACCTTAAGTTCAATGCTGGTGGTGAAGTGCTAGACCCCCACGAGCGCATCGACAAGCGCGACCCCAAGTCCCCGCTCAATGGTGACTTCTACGCCAATGCCAAGGCGCAAGCCTGGTGGGATGTGGGTATCCGCTTCCGCAACGTGTTCAACGCGGTGCAGCTGCACAAGGCTGGCCAGGACTGGCGCAGCGATGGCCTAACCGAAGACGACTTGATTAGCATCAACAGCAAGTGCGAGCACCTGGACTTGCTCATTGACGAGCTGGCCACGCCGCGCCGCGACTACGACAACCGGGGAAAGGCGAAGGTCGAGTCCAAGAAGGACTTGGCCAAGCGCGACATCACCTCGCCCAACAAGGCCGACGCTTTCGTGATGGCCTACAGCCGCATCGCACCCTACCAGCCACCAACGGCTGCCTGGGGAGCATGGGGCCGAGCCAGAGGAGGTTGACGCATGGCCGCCGACAAGAAGTTCGCGCCCAACAACCCGTCCAGCGACTACCTCGCGATGCAACCCTACTGGGAGAAGGTCCAGGCCATCCTGGACGGCATCGAGGCATTGCGCCTTGGCGGCGAGAAGTACCTGCCACGCTTCCTCAACGAGACGCGCGAGGATTACCAGGACCGCCTGAAGCGCTCCAAGCTCACCAACATCTTTGGCGACATCGTTGCTAACCTGTCGGCCAAGTCGTTCTCCCGCACCCTGGTCGTCAAGCAAAAGACCGTCAGCACTGAGCTAAAGGACTTGTGCGAGGACATCGACGCGGCCGGCACCAACCTGCACGTCTTCGCGGGTGAGACCTTCTACCAGGGGATCGCCAAGGCGCTGGACTACATCTTCGTGGACTACACGAAGGTGCCCGCAGGTGCGACCGTGGCCCAGGAGAAGGCCCTGGGTGCTCGCCCCTACTGGGTAGGCCGAGCGCGTCGTTGCCGCCTATACCGACATGGTGGACGGCGAGGAGCAGTTCGTGCACGTCCGCATCCTGGAGCCGACCATGGTTCGGGAGGGCTTCGGTGAGGTCACGAAGGAGCGGGTGCGCGTCTACGACCGCGCGCCGATAGCCATCACCAACGAGCTTGGCGTGGAGGAAAAGCGCTACGCGGCTCCTTGAAGGGCGCAAAATTGTGATCCGCAAGGGCTATTCTTATTGACGGCATTGAACAGCGCCAGCCTGCCAACGGCTGGCACGCGGCGCGTGCGATCAGCTGTCTGCCGGGACTGACTGGAGATTTTGGGCTTCCGGGAGGCGGACTAGGCCCACGTCATGGTGCGCAGAGCGCAGCTTTCCGGAGCTTGGCTGCGCCTGAAAGGCGTCCACCGGGGAACTACATCCCGAACCAGACGCCGGACATCGCGGAAGCTTTGTCCAACGGGCGCCTGAAGGTCTTGTTGCTTCTGGGCACCAACATGCTGTCGTCATTCGCCGATGCCGGACGTGTCGCCGATGGCCTCGACAAGGCAGAATTGGTCGTCAACGTTGATCTGTTCATGAATGAGACGGCCCGGCGCTTCGCGGACGTGGTGCTGCCTGGAACCGCGTGGCTCGAGGAATTGGGTTTCAAGGTAACGAACACACACCTCTACCTCATGGAGCGCGCGCTTGAGAGAGAATGTGAGACGCGTCCAATCTACGAGATCCTCAGCTCCCTGGCGACTTCTCTGGGGCTTGCTGATTTCTTTCCTTGGGGGTCGGTGGAAGAGATACTCGATGCCATCCTGGATCACCCGACGACCGGCCACGCGACAGTAGCAAGCCTACGTGCGGCTGGCGGCTTCATGCCCCTCAGGGTGCCGGCCATCGCCTATGCCGATCGAAATTTCGAGTCACCGTCCGGCAAGGTCGAGTTCTACGCGTCGCAGGCGGAAAGGCTGGGATTGCCACCGCTCCCTGTGCACAAGGTCGACAAGGCTTCGCGGTATCCACTGGCATTGAGCTTTGGCAGGACACTGACACACTTCCATTTATTCTATGATGAGGGACGGGCGCTGCCCTCGCTGGCAAAGCACAATGTCGCCCCACAGCTCTGGATATCAAAGGTCGACGCAGATTCGCGTCAGCTCTCCGATGGCGATGCGATAAAGATCTACAATGAGCGGGGAGAGTTTGAAGCAAAGGCCCACATCACTGACGACGTACCCCCAGGTGTGGTCTGGATTCGCGACGGATGGGTCGGGCTTAATCACCTTACCTCTGGCGATCCTGTTCTGACCGGAGAGGCACTCAGTTTGTTTCACTTTTCGGTCGGTCAGTCGAATTATGGCGCTCAGGTCGAGGTTGCTCGGAGTTAAAGGTTTCTGCGTTATCGACGCGCTGCGCCAACGCACAAATGATCTCAACATCGTCGACATTATTTTCGCGCGTCCGCGAGCAGCACCCGTATGATTCATGAGCTGGTCGGTCCCGTTTGGCAGTGGGAAACCGGAGCGAACAAGCAACGAGGCTGCAGTCGATGCAAGAGGTTGAGCAGCGTTTCAGTCCTGGGCTTCGACACGAACACCGTACTTTGCGACGCGCAATCGATTCAGGGTGGACTCACCCGCGATCTTAATCAGCGCATCCGTGGCGTTCTTGGCGATCGCTTTCTCCGCGTCGCTGGCTCCGCCAATGGTGCCGAAGCTCAGAGCAGTCCGGATCACCGAACTAAGCACGCCGCTGTCGGCAATTGCCTTGAACATCTTGTAATAACCGTCCGCGCCCACTTTGGACAGCAGCCTGATGTCCTGCCCCTCCCAACCATGCTGCCGAGAGATCTGCAGCAATACGTCATTCGGTTCTCTCGTGTCGACAACGTTTCCGACCTTGCCGTTCACAGCTTCCTTGAACTCGGGGTCCGATGGAAAATAACGAGTACGCGATGAGAGCAGGTAGCAACGGCGACAAATCCAGGTGCGGCGGGAATGGTGCTTACGGTCGCCATGAGGTCGTTTGGCGGAACGGCCCTCCGTAGCGGTTTTTCGATAACCCCGGCATTGCCCCCTGGCTGTGCCGAGTTTGACCGCTCGTTCCCGATGTCATTGATTTCATTAGTGGGTGTAGAAGGACTCGAACCTTCGACCCGCTGATTAAGAGTTATCTGGCCCTCATTTCTCTTCGTTTCCAGCCGATCTTGCGTGATACGGATTGTATCAAATTGCTCTAACGTGACAGCTACTTACCTCTTCTCATCGTTTCGCCACGTTTCACGACATATCCTGCAATTGTGCTTACCGGGTGCTTACCGGGAGATCGTCAGGATGCGTCTCAATCTCACTCCCGCTTTCGTCAAGAAGGCCAATGCTAAAGCGGGCAAAGACCGCACTCTATTCTGGGACGCTGGGCTCAAGGGTTTCGGGCTCATGATCACGGCGACCGGGCACAAGTCCTGGGTGGTGCAATATCGCGCCGACGGCGTAAGCCGGCGCTATACGATCGATGGCAAACTCTCGCTGGGCAAAGCCCGCAAGAGGGCCAAGCAGATCCAGGGCTCGGTTGCCCATGGCGGTGACCCGGTCAGGGAGGAGCGAAAGAAGAAGGCGGAGGCCCACAATACCCTCAAGGCGGTTGCGGAGGAGTACCTGCGCCGCGAGGAGAAGAAAGGGGGAGTTGCGCAGCCTGCGTGAGCGGCGCCGGATATTCGAGCGCTACCTGTATCCGAACCTCGGAGAGCGCCAGATCGACAGCATCAAGCGCTCCGAGATCACCCGCCTTCTTGATCACATTGAAGATGACAACGGCCCGGTCATGGCCGACCACGTGCTGGCAATGCTCCGCAAGTTGATGAACTGGCACGCAAGCCGGGGGGACGATTTCCGATCCCCGATTGTGCGCGGCATGGCAAAGACAAAGCCCAAGGATCGAGCACGCAAACGCATCCTGTCGGATGATGAGCTGAGGGCCGCCTGGCTGACATCGGTGAACTTTCCAGGACCGTTTGGCCATCTGGTCCGGTTCATCTTGCTAACGGCCACGCGCATCAACGAGGCGGCTCGCATGGCCCGCGATGAACTGTCTCCAGACGGCACTGATTGGGTCATTCCTGGCAGTCGTCACAAAAGCAAGCTGGACTTCCTTCTGCCACTCTCCAAGGCTGCGCGGGACCTGCTTAAGGAAATCCCGAAGATCGGTCGCAAGGGCTGGGTTTTCACAACGGACGGGGAGACGCCCATTTCCGGCTTCAGCAAATGGAAGGCCCGCTTTGACGCCGAAATGGCTGCAGAACTGCGCAGGCAGAATCGCAAAGCCGAATTACAGCACTGGGTAGTCCACTGGATGGACGAAAGTGGATGGTCGCTGGGCCTATTTGCACGGCCGCGGCGCGGTAGGCGAAAAGGGACCCGTTGAGGGCTTGGAGGTACAACTCCGGGACCAGCTCGAACACTACGAGTTTCCCGACGGTCCTCCTGATGCTCTTATGCAGGACATCGATGCCTCCCTGGGCATGCTCAAGGTGGCACTGGCGTCAATCACCATCCCGATCCTAGGCGCCACTTATCGCGCGGCAATTGGTGGAGCAGATTTCGCTTTGCACGTGAGTGGCCCGACCGGGGCTCAAAAAACGGAACTTGCCGCGCTCGCTCAACAGCACTTTGGCCCAGAGATGAATGCCCGAGCGCTTCCGGGTTCGTGGAGCAGTACCGGTAATTCACTTGAGGTCATGGCGTTTGCTTCCAAGGACGCGGTCCTTGTCGTTGATGACTACGTGCCGCAGGGGACGACGGCTGATCGAGCCAGGCTCAATGCTCTCGCCGATCGCGTACTGCGCGCACAAGGGAACCGGAGCGGTCGTGCACGTTTGCGCCCCGATGCATCATTGCGCCGCGCGAGGCCACCGCGCGGTCTTGTCATCTCAACCGGCGAGGAGGTGCCGAGCGGACAATCGCTTCGGGCGCGGCTTGTAATTCTTGATGTTCAGCGCGGTGACGTGAATATCGAACAGCTCACGATTGCTCAGCAGGACGCTGCACAAGGCGCCTATGCGCGTGCGATGTCGGGATTCATCAAGTGGCTCGCGCCCCGTCTTGATAAGGTGCGCAAAGATTTCGCCGAGCTGACTCATGCACTACGCAGCAAGCTGTCCAACAGCCATGCGCGCACGGCGGACGCCATCGCGCAACTTGGCGCAGCGTGGTCGATCTGGCTTCGCTTCCTTGTGGATGTGAGTGCTTCAAGTCCTGAGGAGGCGGCCGCGCTAGAGCACAGCGTCTGGCAGACACTGATGGCGCTGGCCCTAGAACAGGCTGACCTCCAGCGCGCCAATGACCCTGTAGACCGGTTCCGCGAGCTAGTGATGGGCGCCATCGCCTCAGGCAGAGCGTATGTCGCTTCGGCTACGTTTTCCGGAGGCCGGTGGCCCGACAAGCCAGAGGCATGGGGTTGGCGGAAATTGAACGATGACACATGGCAGCCGCGAGGAGATTGCGTCGGCTGGTGCGACGAACATGGCCTGTATCTTGAGCCGGAGGCTTCATACGCCGCCGCACAGAAGATGGGTGACGGGGTCAGCATTACCGTTGAAACGCTGCACCGGCGAATGTTCGAAAGAGGCATTTTG